AAGGCGTTCTGGCTATACGAGCTAACGAAAATTCCTGTTTTCATCGGATGCGGTCAGCCCGCGATGCGTCGCGGCGAGATTTTTGACAAAACATTTGACGCCGATCTTGGCCCTCCCTCAAATGTCTTTTTTGGCGGTTGCCGCCGCTGCGATCAAACGGCCCTCGCTTACGAATGGGGAGAAACCGGACACGGCTATGAGCCGTTCGGCCCCTGTCAAAACCCAAAACGCTGCCAGGATTTACCAGCAAGCCAAGAAACCGACAGAATCAGCCTAGCGATAAGCAAGTCTCAAAACGAACGCTTCGGCGTCTATCCTCGCCGTTGATTTATGCACAAGCCACGCCGCTTTGATCTATACCCGGACGATTTCTTAGCGGGCATAGCCGGTCAGTTAATGCCAGACGAGGCCGGTATGTATCTTGTGGTTCTTTTGTTAATTTACAGCCGTGGCGGCGAAACCGATGATGACCCAAAAGCGATAGCCAGACTTTTCAAGATTGCCTACGCCAACAAGGTTAAGCGGCTGTTGGACCGTCTGGTGTCTATCGGCAAACTCTCTCGGATTGACGGCAAACTTACTCAGGATCGAGCGCGGATTGAGAGCAAATCTGCTCAGAATCGCGTAAATCTAGCTGTAATCCACGGTAAGTTGGGAGGTCGTCCTTCAAATAAATCAACCACTTATGATAACCAGTTGGTTTTGTCGTCTGAAAAGCTACCTTCACCTTCACCTTCACCTTCACCTTCAAAGAAAGAAAGTAAGAGCGAAAACGGCGCTTCCGCGCCGCCTGACGGCCTCAAGGCTCAACTATTTGGCGCCTGTCTAAATTACCTTGGGAGCATGAATGGGGGAGACGGAAATAAGTACCGTTCATTGATTGGGAAATGGATAAAAGACCACGGCGCAGAAACAACGCTTAACGCCTTTCTTGAATGTCAAAAATCTTATCGCGCTGATCCTGTGTCATACATAACGAAAATTCTTAAACCGTCCGGCAGAAGGAATTTGCCGATATGACGCTTGCTGAAAAACTAGCCGTCGAAGGTATCAGACTAAATTCGTATGCAAATGGCAATTATAAAGTCCGCTGCCCTAAGTGTTCATCACAACGGAAAAATAAAAATGATCCATGTCTGTCAGTGACGATTGAAGATGATGGTGCCCTGTGGAAGTGCTGGAACAATTGCGGGTTTTCTGGTGGCGTAAGTGACCGAGAGCCAGCGCGCGTATATCAGCTAAAACAAAAACAAGACGACATACCGACCATCGGGCCGATCTTCCACGATGCCATGCGGTTCTTTGAGAGCCGTAAGATAACACAAGAAACTTTGCAGCTTGCTGGGGTTGGTTGTGCGTCGTCTTTCATTCCAGCGAAACAAGCGAAGGTTCCTTGCATCGCGTTTCCGTACAGGGAGCCTGGCGGAAAAGTAGTCAACATAAAATTCAGGACACTGGATAAAGAGTTCGCGCAAGTGAAGGGCGCGAAAAAAGTTCTGTTCGGTTGGGACCGCGCCGATCTTACCGAAAATCAATTGACTCTGTGCGAGGGGGAAATCGACGCGCTGTCGATGACCCAAGCGAAAGTCACTAACGCCTGTTCGGTTCCAGATGGAGCGTCAGATCGAAAGTGGGCTTTCCTAGACGATGCCGACCTAGCAAAATTTACGCGGGTTGTGATCGCGGGCGATGCCGACGAAAAGGGAAATGAACTTGCCGACGAACTCGCTAGACGGTTTGGGTTTGAGCGGTGCTGGAAAGCCGAGTGGCCAGATGGCTGCAAAGACGCGAATGACGTGCTGGTAAAGTTTGGAGAGGAATTTCTTTTCGGCTGCATCCAAAACGCAAAGCCATATCCAATATCCGGGCTGCATATGATTGACGAATACGAACAGCAGATTTGGGAATTATACCACGGAGGCAGGAGACGCGGCGTAAGCACCGGCTGGCACTCGCTTGATAAGCACATGACAATTCGTGGTGGTGAACTTTCAGTAATTACTGGTTTGCCAGGGGAGGGAAAATCAGAGTTTGTGGATGCAATCGCAGTAAACCTTGCAAAGACATTGGACTGGACGTTTGCGATTTGCAGTTTTGAAAATCCCCCAGAAGAACACTTTGCGAAGTTTGCCGAAAAATATATGGCTGTCCCGTTCTTTGAGGGGCCGCGCAAGCGCATGAGCGAGCCAGAGGTTCGGGGCTGTCTCGAATGGGCAAAGGGAAAATTCTTTTTAATCCGCACAGATGACGAAGCACCAACGGTGGGGTGGATTTTAGAAAAGGCGCGCGTTGCCGTCATACGTCATGGCATCAAGGGGCTGGTCATTGACCCATACAATGAAATCGAACATCAGCGCCCAATGGGGATGACGGAAACGGAATACGTCAGCGACATGCTGAATAAAGTTAAACGCTTTGCGCGCAATCATGATCTTCATATTTGGTTTATAGCGCACCCGGCAAAGCCGCAGCGCGTTAAGGGGGGCAACTACCCAGACACGACGCTGTATGATATTTCTGGTTCTGCAAACTGGTCTAACAAAGCAGACATCGGCGTTGTGATTGAGCGCGACCACAGCGAAGGTTCCCACCGCGTAACAGTTCATGTTAAAAAAGTCCGGTTCAAATCCATCGGCATTGCTGGCGTCGTCGATCTTCAATATGACCGCGCTACGGGTATTTACAGCGAAAGCGACGCGCCGCCGCAACGCGGCGACTGGAACGACCGATGAACCGGGGGCCGCAAAAAGAGGGGGCTTGACATCCCATAAATAGGCCCATATATACATGCTATGAGAAAACTACCGGGGAGCGCAGAGCGCCAAAGCATCCTGTTTACGAAGCCACAGGTCGTATGGCTTGTGGCACAGGCGAAGAAGCTAGGGGTCTCGCGCGCTGAATTGGTACGCCGGGTAGTGGACGAAAGGCGGCAAGCGATGGAGTCAGGTCATGTTCAGCCTAATCGCTAGGACTACGGGGTTTGAATTTCCCGATCTCGCAAACGGCAGCAAGACAGCTATCGCCAAAACATTGGCGCGCGATTTAGTTTACGGTGTCGTGGGGCTTTTCATTCTCGACGTTTCGTGGAGAACTATGGACGTTCTGATTGATTTCATTTGCTCGCATGTTCACTTTCTCGCTTGGCTGGGAGATTGAACATGCGCTATGCAATCTTAATTTTCGTTCTAGGTCTCACCGCTTGCAGCCCGCGCTTCGATGCTGGGCGGCAGTGCTACCAAGATGCGGGAGGCTTCGGCGCGGCCATGACGTACGGCTACCATACCTACGCGGAAGATTTTACCCGTGGGACGCCAGAATACCAAGCGTACCACCAGCAGCTTGATAGCTGCATGGCGAGATATGATGCTGGAGTAGCCATCGAAAAATGACCGAGCCGAAAAAATATTTGGAAGGTGAAATTATACCACCGGGGAAAGATTTAATTGACCCGAAGGATATTGTTGTCTCGCGCAGCCGACCAACCGAAGATATTAAAATATTCGTCGATCTTCTGGGGGTTCTCCAAGAAGGGGAGGATGGATTTTTTCAGGGGTGGGCGGATAAATGGGACGCGCATAAGAAAAAACATGGGCGCTCCAAGCCAGTAATCAGTTCGGATGAACGAAACAACATAATCGCGACAGGCCATCCACTCAAGGAAATACCCGAGTGACAGAGCCGACGCGCTGGATAAGTCTGTTTCTGGATTTCATTACCCAGCTTCGGATTGACTCAAAAGAAATTGCCGCCGTTGATGCTCGCGGCTCCCCACTGATTTTGTGGGACAGCCAGAGAATGTTCTTGGAGGAAATTGCCAAAGGGCTGGCGAACGGGGTTAGGACTTTCTACTGTCTCAAATCCCGCCAGCTTGGAATTTCCACTGTCAGCCTAGCGGTAGACATTTTCTGGCTCGCGGTTCACAGCGGAACAATCGGCGCTCTTGTCACTGACACGCCAAAAAACAGCGCGGCATTTCGTACAGTAATTCGGCGCTACGTTGATTCATTCCCGCCAGGATTTTTAGGGAAATCTTTTCAAATCACCGAGGACAACCGAAATTATATGATGTTCTCGAATGGATCGAGACTAGATTTTCTTGTCGCCGGTACGTCTGGGAAAAGTGTTTGGGGTGAGGGCATCGGGTACTCGTTCGCTCATCTTACAGAGATTGCGAATTATGGGAACCCCGCGTCTCTCGATTCATTCGAGGAAGCCCTAGCTCAAAATCATCCCGACAGACTTTTCATATACGAATCGACCGCGAAGGGTATGAACCATTGGTACGAGCGATGGCTTGATGCTGGACAAGATACCGTCACCAAGCATCGGTTCTTTATCGGGTGGTGGTCGAATCCTCTAAATTCTATTCCGATCAGCGACGGGCGCTTCCCCATTTACGGCGAGCGGGAGCCGGATGAAAACGAGGCGGCGCTGATTCAGGCAGTAGCCGACGAACATAAATTTAACATCACACCGGAACAATACGCGTGGAGACGATGGAAGGATTCAAAGGGCGGCGCTGATGCCGGTATGCTGCAACAAAACCAACCGTGGCTTGCTGGCGATGCGTTCATTCAAACGGGGTATTCATTTTTCCAGGCCAAACTCGTTCAACAGGATTTAATGCGGATTTATGGCGGCGCAGATCGCTCGCCGATTTTGTTTCAAGGCTTCCGATACATTATCGGAACGGATTTCTTTTCTGTCAGAACCGAACGTATCGACGATTCAGAAAGGCTTGACGAGGTAGAATTAAGAATCTGGCACGAGCCAGTGAAGGGAGCAAAATACGCTGTTGGATGCGACCCAGCTTACGGACGAAACGAACACAAGGATCGTCATGCAATCAGCGTATGGCGTGCCTATGCCGATAGGTTCGTTCAATGCGCCGAATACGCCGCCGATCACACGGATACTAGACAATGCGCTTGGGTCTTGGCGCATCTAGCGGGAGCGTACAGAGATTGTATTGTCAATCTCGAATTGACAGGCCCAGGCCGCGCGGTCATGGAAGAATTTAACCACATGCGAACGCGGATGCGCGCGGAAATGTACCTGAAACAAGTCGCGGAAAGAGGCTGGGAGGATTTTCTTTCAAACGCAAGTTGGTATTTGGCGCATAGGCCCGATTCTTTAGGTGCCGGGTATATGTACAACACGGAAATGAATTTTCGCGTCAAGTTTGAAATGATGAATCAGTACCGTGATAACTACGTCACGCAGCTTTTAGATATTTCGAGCGCCCCACTGCTTGAAGAAATGCTAATCGTTACCCAAGAGGGAACCGAAATAGGCGCATCGGGGAAACGGAAGGATGATCGCGTTTTTGCTGCGGCTCTGGCTAATAAAGCTTGGATTGATTGGTACAGGCTCGGCATGACCGGCAAGGGAGAAACCATCGAAGCCGTGACGCAAAATGAAATGGCTGAGGCCAATTCTTTATCGTCCGTTGTGGAGCGCCGCGTGGTAAACTTCTTCAAGCGCGCCGAGGAAATGGGCGAAGCAGAGAATTTGAGCGAGAAGGAAAAATATATGGTCGAAAGGGGGTTGGCGTAGATGTGGATTAAGCGAAATGGTAAGCTCGTTCTCAAGGGATACGATGATGCCAGCATCGATATGAGATACGATAATCCCTACCCATTTCTTGCTACTGTTGGGGCGTGGTCGCAGGAATTTGTTTGGTTGGAAGATGCAAAATACGGCGCTGAAAGATTTGTCGCTGATCGAGATGCTTTCGAGAGCAACGATCCGCACGATTCAATGGTTGCGCCAGAGCCTACGGAAGCCAAAAAATATCTCTCCGAAAGGGGCTTAGGATGACAAAACAGGCCGTGACAAAGACAACTCACAACCGAATTGAAGATGCTCCGCAAGACGGAACGCATATCTTTCTGATTGATTCAGATAAGGTAGAACACTTCGCCATGTGGCAGAAAACTCGCCGCATGGAAAAAGGCCGCTGGGTTGCCTACGGCAAGTGGGTCCATCCGTATACGCGCGACACAATCACGATTGAACCCGTTAGCTGGAAAGCCGCGCCAACAGAGGCCGAAGCGCTGAAAGCCGATGTGGATGCAGCAATGAAACAGCGGCATGAGAACGAGGAAGCCAAGCGATGAACGATGATCGCATTATGCTTGTGGCGGACGTTTTGGCGCGTCTCCACTTCCAAAAATATTCTGGCTCAAATCAGCAGATGGCGGGCGAAGGTGCGGAGGCCTGGGCCAAGCGCAGCGCCGTTCATTTCGAGGGTGATGCCAAGGCTGTTTTAGAGGCCATCGACAAGGCCGAGACCGTCCATTGAAAAAATATCGCCTTGTCTTGAATTGTCGGGATTGTGGCCACCGTTGGAAGAAAACGGTAACGACGCTCGATGTGCCAAACCCTCCGTGTCCAAGGTGCCGGAAGGAACAAAAATACAGGGGCATGGATTATTCTAGCAACCGCGCGCCCGCTGCCGTTGGCATGAGCAATCAAGTCAAGGCGGTTGACGAAACCGCTCGCATAACGATGGAGGATTACGGCCTAACGGACTTGCGAACGGATGTGAGACAAGGGGAAACCGCAGCGCCAAAGTTACCTGGAAAACTACAGCACATGGCCGACACGATGTTTTCCGGCGGCACTAACCGTGGCGGAATGATGCGAGGAATCAATACCGGGCAGTTGGCGCGTCGCGCCATGGGCGGCGCATTTTCTCCATCCAGAACGCACTCTCCCGATCCTATTTCAGTCATTCAAGGCCCGCGAGAAAAGCCGCCGGTTCGTATTCTAAATACGCCGAGCGAGAGACGCCGGTGAGCGATCTAGTAATCATCCATCCTGGAGCGTCACAGGAAATCTATCAGGGGCTTTCAAACGAATTTTCAGCGATAGAACAGCCGCTATGGACGCGACTGATTGCGGGTTATGTGCGCCAAAACGGCTTTTCAGTCAGCATCATTGATGCTGACGCCGATAGACTATCGCCAGCATTTGCGGCTGAAAGAACGAAAAAAGAAAGCCCGCGTCTTGTCGCTATCGCGGTGGAAGGGCAGCAGCCATCGGCGAGCTCGCAAAAAATGGTTTGCGCTGGGCAAATCGCGCGGGAAATAAAAAAACTATCTCCCGATCAGAGAATAATTATGACGGGGAATCATCCGTCTGCTCTACCAGAGAGAACGCTGCGCGAGGAAGAAATTAATTATGTAGCTGACGGCGAAGGCGCCCTGACAATCGTAGGTCTGTTACGCGGGACGCCGCTCAATAATATTCCCGGCCTTGTATGGCGCATATCTCCGCATAGCATGATTTGGGCTAATGCCGCCGCGCCGCTATTGGATTTAGATAATGATTTGCATGGTGACGCATGGGACTTGTTCCCGATGGATCGCTACCGCTCGCACAACTGGCAACGGCTTGACGATCAGAAAAAACGCAAGCCATACGCGGCCATCTATACGTCTCTAGGGTGCCCCTACGCCTGTCATTTTTGCATGATAAATGTGTTTCAGCACACGAACCGTTACCGAACTAGATCGCCGGAATCCGTTGTCAAAGAAATGGTGATGCTAAACCGTGAATATGGCGTCGAGACGTTCAAATTCACTGACGAGCTTTTTATTCTGAAAAAAGCCCACTACGAAGCAATTTGTAACGGCATTATTGCCGCAGGGCTGGGAGATAAAATTTCAAGTTGGTGCTATGCCAGAACGGATACGGTGAATCCTGGCAGCCTCGATCTTTTGAGACGCGCCGGATTTAATTGGTTTGCGCTCGGGATCGAAAGCGGCTCGAAGGTTGTGCGCGATGGCGCGAACAAGGCACTACGAAACGACGATATAGTTGGCGTCGTGCGCTCAATAGAAAACGCCGGGATAAACGTCATATCTAATTTCATTTTCGGTCTGTCTAACGACACTCATGCAACGATGAAGGAAACCCTAGACCTTGCCCTTGAGCTAAATACCGCCTGGGCTAATTTCTATGTCGCTCAAGCCTACCCAGGATCGCCGCTTTACGACGAAGCGGTTTCAAAGGGATGGACGCTCCCCGAATCATGGATTGGATATTCTCAGCACTCGTATGAAACACGGTGCTTAGATACGGAACACCTTACAGCCGCCGAAGTCCTGCAATTCCGCGACGATGCGTTTCAACAGTATTTTACAAATCCAGCCTATCTAGTAATGCTGCGCCACAGGTTCGGATTAGAAATCGTGCAGCACGTTATGGAAATGACTAGCCACAAGATCAAGCGCAAGCTGCTAGAGGCTGCATGAAGATTCTCATTGCCACTACATCGACCGGAGACACAGAAAATATCGCTGAAAGTTTGCGGTATATGGAAAAACATACCGTGAGCGTTTTCCATTACGATCAGAAATGGACACAAGAAATCGCAATCCAGGGGCGACGAGACCAGCGCATAGCAGCGGCGTCTCCACCTGACCTAACCAATAAAAATGTTGGATGTGATGCGGAATTTATTTCTCATACGAAACAGGTTTCCCCTGACTTAATTGTTTATATCAGCGCGTGGGGAGCAACCTTCTCGCCTTCTCGGGAAGCTCTGGCACAGATTCACGACATGGCTCCAATGGTTCATATGATTTTTGACGGGGCCGATCCGCCATGGTGGGGTCCGCTCGCGGAAATGGAAGCATGGGGCGTGTTCGATCTGACCGTCACGATTGACGGGGCGCATGATTGGCCCGGAGGAAGGGATTGGAAGGACGCGGCAACCAGCCTAGGTAACGCGCTATCTCTTTTGACGCCGATCAGCCCACAATACTATCCAAAGCAACCGCTAAAATTTGATGAGCGCCCGTTCCCCATTGGCTTCGGCGGTAATGTTGGGAGCTACGTTCGCAAGGGCGTTGTTGAGCGATTGCAACAAGAAAACATGCCGTTCATTCTTAAAATGCGCGATGACGCATCGTATCAGCATTACGCCACATATCTTTCTAACTGCCAAATCATCGTCAATGTTCCGTTCACCGGATCGGGGGAAACCAAGCACATTAAGGGCCGCGTAATCGAAACCGCATTGGCCCAAGCATGTTTGCTCGAATGGAATAATCCGCTGTTGCGCGAATGGTTCACAGAGCGCCTAGAGTTTGAGGAATACGCCAACGCCGGAGACTGCGTTGATATGTGTCGGTTTCTTATCACGAAGCCGAAACGCTGTGAAGAAATTGCAATGGCGCTTTACGAGCGAGCGAGCAAAGAACATTCTCCCGAATCATTCTGGGGAAAGGTTTTTGATTCTATCAAGTGGAGAAATAAAATCCATGTCTTGCACGATGACGGCTGCTCAACTCAAAGCGTTCGAGTCTGACATTGCCGAATCATTCAACCGTGGCGAGATACGAGCGCCGATCCACCTTTATGGTGGCAACGAACGTGAGATGATCGAAGCGTTCTCGGAGGTGGGCCCCAATGATTGGGCATGTTGTTCTTGGCGCAGTCATTACCAGTGTTTGTTAAAGGGTGTTCCGTCAGAAATATTGCGTGCTGAAATTCTCGCGGGAAGATCAATATCCCTTTCGTTTCCTGAATATCGCATTGTCTCATCGGCTATCGTCGGCGGCATATTGCCAATAGCCCTGGGCATCGCGTGGCAGATTAAGCGAACTGGCGGTAAGGAGCGCGTTCATTGCTGGCTTGGCGATATGACCGCCGAAACAGGCATAGCCTATGAGTGCCTGAAATACGGGATAGGGCACAACCTTCCGATACGGTGGATTCTTGAGGACAACGGAAAATCCGTAATGACGGATACCGCCGAAGTTTGGAAATTTCTGCGCGGCCCGTCGTTTTTCAAGGGCTACAAATACGATCTTCCTTGGCCTCACGCTGGCGCAGGACAACGCGTGCAGTTTTGAGCGAATATTCCGACGAACTAACGCGCGCGATGACGCTGCTGGGCGAGAGAGAAAATTCTGTCTTTCTCGGTCAAGCGGTCGCTTGCCCAGGAACCAGCATGACAGGGACGCTCAAGGGGGTTCCACGCGAGAAATTGATTGAGCTACCCGTAGCGGAAGAAATGCAGATGGGAATGTCTATTGGAATCTCTTTGTCAGGCGGTCTGCCAATCTCGATCTATCCGAGATGGAATTTTCTTTTGCTTGCGACCAATCAAATTGTAAATCACTTGGACAAGCTCTCGCTTTACTCGGGCTATCGCCCGCGCGTCATTATCAGAACCGCGATTGCAACCCCTGAGCCGCTTGATCCGGGGCCGCAGCATCTAGGAGATTTTGGGAAAGCCTTTCGGGCGATGCTGAAAACCGTTGAAGTGAGAGAATTGCGGTACGTTGAGGAAATTGTGCCAGCGTATATGCGAGCGGCAGACGCCGATCATTCGACCATCCTGGTTGAGGAAACGGCCCTCTATGCCCCCTAATTACTGGTTTCCGACCGCCTTTAGCGCCTGGGATGACCAAGAAAGGGCTGCTATGGCCCGAGTTGTCGCCTCTGGGCGGTTCACCGCAGGGGATGAAGTCAGGGCCTTTGAGGGCGAGTTTGCTGCCATCCACGACATGCGTTACGGGGTGATGGTCAATAGCGGAAGCTCGGCCAATTTGCTGGCTATCGCGGCACTGTTTCACGTGAAACGGAATCCTCTAAAGCGCGGCGATAGGGTCATAGTCCCGGCAATGGCTTGGGCGACCACCTATGCCCCGCTAGTCCAATATGGCCTCGATCTGGTGCTGGTGGATTGTGACGACACCTGGAACATGAGACCTGATTTCTCGGCAGAAGTTAAAGCCAACCCACCATACACTTTCAGCCCTCGCCTGATCGTTGGGTGTTCAATTTTGGGAAACCCAGGATATTTGTCCGATTGGAGAATGATGGCTGCTGGTGGAAATTCGTATCTCATCGAAGATAATTGCGAATCCATCGGCGCAGCGATAGACGGGCAATTCTGCGGAACCTTCGGCGATATGAATACATTTTCTTTTTTCTATTCTCACCAACTATCCGCCATCGAAGGCGGAATGATACTAACCAACCATGAAGAATACGCCCGTCTCTGCCGAATGTTGCGCGATCATGGTATGACGCGCTCGGTTGATAAAATTTCTCGGTTTGAGGATGAATACGATTTCAGATTGATGGGCTATAACTTACGCCCTCTGGAAATGCACGCGGCGGTAGCCAGAGAACAACTGAAAAAACTTCCAACACTTATCAAGGCGAGAAAGGAAAATCTTTCGTATTTCATCGGACGCTGCCAAGAATTTGAAATTCCAGTCACGTTTCAAAAACAAATCGGAAGCCAAAGTCCATTCGGTATCGCCTTCGCCTGTGAAAACACAGAAGAAAGATCAAATCTCGTTGCCGCTCTACGGTCGAATGGGATTGATTGTCGCCTGACTTGTGGCGGTTCTTTCAGAAAACACGAATACGGAAAACAATGGTCAAACCAGAAAACCCCAGTCGCTGACCGCATCCACGACACAGCCTTGTTCATTGGTTGCCCGCCGTATTCTGCGAACGAACAGATCGACCGGATAATTTTGGTGATGAAGGGCGCTCTGTGTCGCGCGCATTGATAACTGGCATCACAGGATTCGTCGGCTCCCACCTAGCCGAATATCTGATCGAGCATACCGACTGGGAAATTGTTGGCATGTGCCGCTGGCGCTCTCCGCTCGACAATCTTGAAAATCTATCTGACAGGATAAATCGAAAAGACAGGGTGAGATTGGTTTACGGAGATTTAAGAGACGCAATCTCAATTCAGGAAGTTGTGAGCCAAGCCGACCCGGATTATGTTTTTCATTTAGCGGCACAGAGCTTCCCTAAAACGAGTTTCGACAGCCCACTAGACACGCTGGATACAAACATCCAGGGAACAGTAAGATTGCTTGATGCGCTGCGCCACGAAAGGCCGGATGCCATCATTCACGTTTGTTCATCGTCGGAAGTGTTTGGCCGCGTCCCGAAAGACAAAGTACCGATCAACGAGGAATGTTCATTCCATCCAGCATCACCCTACGCCATATCGAAAGTAGGAACCGATCTTGTCGGGCGGTTCTACGCCGAAGCCTATGCAATAAATGTTCAGACGACTAGAATGTTTACGCACAGTGTAAGTCGATGGACTCCAATTATTTTTAGGGATTCCATTAGTGGTCTAATGGATATTAAATATATCTCTGAATTTAGGCAGGCTGGAAAGCGAGGCGGGTATTTCTCCGGAAAATTCTTAGATGACGGAACGCAGATTTGGGATTTCACTAGATCATCCCTAGAGATATGGAATTGCGACGGTTGGACACCAATTAAACATCTCTCGTGTCATCCCATCGGGGGTCATAAACTTCTTGAAATATCCACTCGATCAGGATTTGTCGATGTTACTGACAACCATTCAATAATTTCTTCCGATGGTGCTTCTGTAGAAGCGTGGAAACTTTCTAAGGGCGATAAGTTAAAAACTACGTTTTTACCTTATGCTGACGCCACAGACATATCGGATGAGTTGGCGTGGTTTTATGGGTTTTTTGTAGCGGAGGGCTGCGTTACTAACGGGAAAATTCGAGTAGATAATAAAAAAATTGAACTTATTAAAAGATCAAAAAACGCACTGCTGCGATACATGGGGGCGGATTCATACGAAGTGTTTTCTGACGATGGCATGATAAGGCTAATCGTAAGGAAACCGGATAAGTTCACTCATCATTTTGTTGATTGTTATGCAAAGGACAGAAACAAGCGCATACCAAAACTCATATTAAATGCCTCTTTACACGTTAAAATGGCATTTCTGAGGGGGTACAATGCTGGTGACGGTCGGACAACTCACCCAAAACTTAGAAGCGAATTTATTGATTTCAAAACAAAATCTCCCATTCTTGCAATGGGGCTTTATGTTCTTGTCCAAGAAGTCCTGCGGGTTGAGTGTAGAGTCTATATAGAACATAGAGGCGAAGCTCGATATTTTGCTGTGCGTCCTCTGAATCAGACGAAAAGCAAAAGAGGGCAACACCGAATCAAACCAAGTAACGAAGTGGTCTCAATCTTAGAGCAGCCCTATGAAGGAGAGGTTTGGGATTTTGAGACCGGAGATCACCAGTTCCATGCTGGGGTAGGAAACCTTATCGTCCATAACACGGGGCCACGCCGTGGCGATGTTTTCGCGGAATCGTCGTTCGCCAAACAGATAGCAATGATCGAGGCCGGACTGTTACCGCCAGCCGTGAAAGTCGGAAATCTTAACTCCCTTCGCACAGTCGCAGACGTTCGGGACGCCGTGCGAGCCTATCATATGCTGTTGACGGTCAACCCAGTTCCCGGCGCTTACTACAACATCGGCGGCGAGAAAACTTTGACCGTGGGAGAAATTCTCGAATTTCTCTTGAGCCTTTCTCCGAAGAAAAACGAAATATCGGTAGAACTAGACTCCGATAGAGTACGTCCCATAGACGCTGATCTACAAATCCCCGACACAAGAAAATTCTTCAATCATACTGGTTGGAAAACTGAAATCTCGTTTGAGAAAACCATGCAAGACCTGATGGATTATTGGCGCCATAAGGTAGCCATCGAAGGAAAGAGGTTGTTACAGAGATGAGCGTATCGAGGAAATATCTTCCGACACTTTCGGATTTGGTTGATCGGCTAACAATCGTTCAACTGAAATCTGTTTTCATCCCCGAACACCGCAAGGAATATCTAGCCGAACGAAAACTTATCGAGCATGACATTGACTCGATAATCAAAGGCGGAAAACTTCGCCTTGGCGCGCCGGCCATTCACGCGATCATCGTCATAATGCTGTGCAACCGCTTCATTTGGGAAAATGAATCAAAGGCGCGGGCTGGCGGTTCGGAGCAGGATAAGCTGCTAAAACTTACACATTCAATTAACGGCGTGAGGAACTCTGCCAAGAACGCGCTTGCCGCTATTGCTGGCGGGCGAAAGGATTATAAAATCGACGCGTTGGCGGCGGACCTTCCAGAAGAATTTGGGAATTGGCGAGTGTTCGACCAGTAACTATTTCTTCTTTCCGCCATGGTGTGGAAGCGCAGCCTCTGGATGCTGGGCGATAAATTCCGCTTGCTGAATCTTTCGAGTCTGTAATCCGCTGAGAATTTCGTTCTCCCCGGCCGGGTGGGTATGGGTGATAACATCTTCTGGAGATGCCGCACCAAGTTTTGCCAAATCGAACAATAGAGCGCGAGATTGCTGATTAAATGCCGGAGACGCCGAGTGAGAATCGACAACTACCTTGGCGTTCTTTGGCATGTCGGCATAGGTAAATTCGACGGCCTTCATTCCTGGGGCCGGTGGCTGTTCCACATCCTGATCGGGTTGAACCAAGGATTCCACATTCGTTTCATTAGGCAAAACCCAAGCAGTTATTTTAGACGGAACATGTGCCTTGCACATATCCAGGGCGAGGCCGAAGGCTTCCTCAACGCTACGTTCTACCAATAGAGCGCGATCCATAAAGCGCGGGCTGGCATTTTGCGTCAGGGTAGCGGCATGTCCTTGGGAGCGAACCCCAGCTTCACCGCGACCGCGCATAACGGGAGGCATCCCCGCCATTTCATTAAACATCGCCTCGGTTTCGTGGATTCTTTCGTAAAGCCCCTGCGGTATTTCAGGCGCAAGTGTCTGAATTTTTGCGGTTGGAGATGAATCCGAAAGGAACCCGCCCGGCTTGTTTAGTTTTGCGTAGGCGTTCTGATTGACGCTTGTCGATCCTGTGAAGGCGCGCGGCGGCTTCTCCTGTAGGCGCAAAAGTAGATTGATGCCGTCGATGCTGACATTAAGCGTTTTTTGCAGAAGCGCGACGTTGCACAGTTCTGATCGTCCCCAAAAATATCCATCAAGACGGTTAGGACAAAATTCTATGAAAGGGTGATGGCCCTTCAGAGGGTTGTCTGTGTGGTCTAGGGACAAGTCCGTGTCGATTGCATCAGCAAAAATGTTTCGATGCTGAATATTTCCCTCGATTACGATATCTCCCACGGTCTGAATCGTTACCCAATCCTTTTGCTCGCTGTCCCAAGCCCAAAGCTCATCCAGGCGTAGAATCTTTGCCAGAACTTCTGGGCTTAGATTGGGGCTTGGCCCGCTCAGCCAATCAACAATGCCTCGGCTTTTTGTTGGAGGGCCTCCAGCCGTTTGATATGGATACATTCCGCCAACAATAATTTGACGAAGCACGTCTGAATTTTGGTCATCTCCTGTCCTAGTTGGGGAAAGGTACTTACGAACCTTTTTCAGCAATTCTGCCTTGTTTGATTTATTCTCAATCAAATCCTCGAACTGATAAATCGTCATGTATGTGCTATGAACGAAGGCTGGTTGTCTGTCTAAGTCGGCAACCGATTCGTTCATAACGCCAAACATTTCCGGCTGGACTAGGTATGGATCAAACCCACCATCCGCCCAATTCAGTTTTAGGAGCGCCTTTCCTTTGACGAGGGACCAAGTGACAACATCCTCAATCTTGGTATCGACGCTGGAATGTCTTAGGAGGCGGTGAAGGTCTGATGCTATGGCGCGCCCCTTGGCGCGATCCACTGGGCCGACCTGTCCGTGAAATTCAACATCCGGTCTAAGTTCAACCGGGCTGTAAAGAAGTGAGCTTATGCCGTCGATATACGCGAATGATTTTGGGTATATCTGAGGATTGCCATCCTCGTCGCCGGTCAAATAAAGATTTCGGTACATCGCACCGCGCTGAATGCGCTCGGTGCGGGAGGAAAGGCAATAGCCGATGATTTCGGCGGCCCACTTTCCTATATTCTTCTTAGGAATTTTCATGCCGTCATTCTAATCTGATTTCGGCGAGATTCCATCCAGCGTTCAACATCGTTTTTACGGTAGAGAATGTTTCTACCAACCCTGAAAAAATCCGGCCCCGTTCCAATCTCGCTTCTTCGCTGGTAAAGCCACCACTCTGATACGCCGATAATCGCTGCGGCTTCCTTTGTACTAAGATGCTCGCGGTCATTCGCCATTGATTGTCAAGTCTCCAATCAGAACTCTATGGAACCATACATACCACTAAAGGAACTCGCGTCCAATACCGTTCTAGACCTTGTGTCAAGGGCGATGAAAAAGCAAAGTCAGTATGGTCGCAATATTGCACCTACCAGTCGTCAGGTAATTGGTTTGAGACCCTGACGGCCTAGAACAGGAGACTCGCCAAATGGCTAAAGGTCGTCACAAGCGCCGGCACAAGCGCAAGTAATTGGTAGGGCGGCGCGCTCTACCCTGGGCAGCGCCGCCCGCCTCTCTCTCAATTTCATTTATTGGATTTCATGCCTCTACCCGGTCAACCACCCTCTCCAGCCCTTGCCTCCGCTCCGCCGAATGTCGGCGGCGCTGTTGCACCGCAGGGCAACGCCGGGAACGCGATGGCAGGACTGGAAAAGGTCAAGATCGCGGTAAAGGCGCTGCAAGATGCGCTCCCGTCCATCCCAATGGGTAGCTCGCTGCATACCAAAGTCCTGAACGCCGCGAAAGATTTATCCAAGGAACTAGGCGCCGGTTCTGAGCAGGGTGGTGGCCCGCCGATCCAGGCGCTTTTGCAGATGATCCAGCAAGCCAAAGCCAACCAGCCGAACGCCGCTCTCGCTCGTATGGGCGGTCCGCCTCCAGGTGGTGGCGCTCCCGCCATGCCGATGATGCCGCCCGCTGCGGCAGCCGCCTAATCGATAGGAGAATCCATGCCGCTCAATAAAACCAACCCTTCGTTCCCAGCGCCATATGTAAACGACACGAAAGATACCGATCCGATGATCGTCAAGGTGGACGTGAACAAGACGGAAATTGGCGCACGTTCATCTGGTATGCCGAAGGATGCAAAAAACTCCAACACCCTGGAACACGTCGATAACCGCAAGACTGGGGGCAAATAGCCATGCCGATGGTCGAAATCGACGAGGAACAGCTTGCGCTTTTGCGGCGAGCCGATGCCTTTCTTGGGAAGGCGTTGAATGATGGTGACATTGGGCCTGCCTTGCAGCGCAAGGCGAAGGCCGATTTCCCGAACGCGCGGTTTGCAGCCGACGTTGCAGATCCTTTCATTAAGCCAATTCACGATGAGCTTAAGGCCGAAAAGGAAGCTCGTACCAAGCTCCAGGATCGCCTTGACGCCCGAGACAAATCCGAGAAAGACGCTAAAGAAACATCGGAATTGAACGCTTCTCTCGAATCCGCGCGGAAGCGTTATCGCCTGACCGATGAAGGCATGGACAAGGTTATGAAGCGTATGCGGGACATGAATAACCCGGACGCCGAAGCCGCCGCCGCATGGGTTACTGACAATGAACCGGCACCAAAGACAACCCCAGCTTCGTCCTATTCGCCTCAGGCGCTGAATCTTTTTGGCGCTGGCGAAAAGAGCGAGGACGAGAAAATTCAACTTCTTCACCGCGATCCGCTGAAATTCTTTGACCGTGAGGTTGCGGATATTTTGGCGGAAGGCAATCAGGCCGCTTAAGGAGCTAGTCAATGGCACTTCCGACCACGTTCCAGGGGCCAGTCGCCAGCGGCATAACGCCGGGCGGGTCTATCGGCGCCCAACTTTCTGCCATAACGCGCCGCGCTTTCATTCCATCTTTGTTTGTCCAAATCTATCAGGCGCATCCGTTACTAAGCTTGCTGTTGCAGAACGCGCAGAAGGCGCGCGGCGGCGTTTCGCAGATAACCATCCCGACGCAGGGCGCTAGCTTTGTTAATTTCTCGTGGGGTTCTTTCGCTGGCGACTTCCCAATCCCGGAAGATCAGGCCGCGATTGAAAACGCACAGTTCAACCTCAAGCTCGGCATGGTGCCGATTGGCTTCTTCGGGATGGAAGCGATTATCCAATCGTCGGAAGTCATCATTCCGAAACTCCGGGCCGTCATGTCTGACGCCGCCACGGTTATCAAGCAGGCCATTGCCCAATCTCTCTATGCGAACAACTACTCCAACACGTCAGCCATAGATTCTCTCGCTCAGGCTTACGATAACGGAACGCTCGCGCCGACCTACGGCGGCATAGCTCGCGCCGGAAATCAATTCTGGTGGGGACAGTATCTGCCAAACTCCGGCGGTATCTCAAATCGCACAGGAATGGCGATCACGCTGACTCGCGTTATGACAGGCGCCGGCGGTGAAGCGGCTGACTTCGCTGTGATGAATCCTGCCGATTGGTCAACGCTCATGGCCGACTTCATGGGCTATGAAATGTACCAGACCCGGCCCAAGTCGATTTACGGCAAGGATGATGCGGTCAATGCTGGCTTCCGTGCCATCCAGGTTCTCGACACTCCGATCTTCCCCGATCCGTTCTGCCCGCGCGGCGAAATGTACGCGATTAACTCGCGTTACCTCGCCATGTACCTATCGGAGTTTGCGCCGTTCATCTTCTCTGGCTTTGAATCGCTCATCCCGCAGGGCCAGATTGCCGATATTGGCGTTCTAATCACTGCCCTAGACCTCGTTTGCGCGAAGCCGTCAAGCGGCGCGCATCTTACTGGATTGACCGGGGCCGCGTGGCCCAACTCGCCGGGTAGTGTCCCGGCGGTAATCTAACCGCCCGTATCGCATAGGAGCGAAAGCAAATGCCTATCGTTTTTGGAGCCCCTGGCGTAGTCCCGAGCAATCGCGGGCAGCCTTCCAATGTCATCACGCTTCAAGCGGGTAACGTCCAGCTTGTGCCATCCGGCTCTTGGTATGTGCGTCCGGGCCGCTACACTACGCTACAGGAATACGATCCTGTGGCTGGGTTCTGGCGCAGCATCGGCGGCGACTGGCCCGCGGCTTCCATGTCTCTCGTTTGGTCCGATGGCGTCAACGTCCGCATCGCCAATCAAACTGGCTGCGTGGTCGGCGCTCTCATCACCAATGCCGGGACGGGCTATACCTCGGACCCGACCGTTACGCCTTCGGCCGGCGCTTCGGTTTGGCAGTCAGTAACTGGCGGTGCCGTCAGCACGGTTGTCACCGTCACGAACGGTGGCACGAACTACGTCTATCCGCCCATCGTCACTTTCACCACTCCGAACGCCGCTGGCGGCACGGGGACGGCTCTCGGCATCCAAGCGACAGGCTTTGCCACGATCAGCGGTGGTGCCGTTACGGCCATCACCGTTACGGATCAGGGCGCTGGATATCCGGCTGTTCCGACGATTTCTCTCATCAACGATCCGAGAGATTCTACTGGCGGCAATGCCTCGGCTGTTGCAACCCTAACGGGGACTAATACCGTTACCGCCCTGATTGTTACCGATCACGGCAATCCGCTCACGGCGGTTCCGACGCTCTCGATCACGGGAGGCGGTGGTGCTAGCGCAGCGGCAACCGCCATCATGTGCTGGGCGCTCACTGGCGTCACGGCGACTACCACGGGTTCCGGTTATTCCGGCAATTACGGCGCGGTAGAGCTTTCGGCGCTTGGCGGCTTCCCGTCCGGCACTCCGGCTTATACAAACCCGACCGATCAACTGAATCTCGTCCGTCCGCGCAAGGCGTCCATCCTTGCGTCTATCACTGCTGGCGCTATCAGCAATTCCGGTCAGACGGTTCTCGACGGCGGCATCTATGCGGGTAACGCTTCTATCATCGTTTACTCGCCCGGCGATGCTGCGCTCGATCCGGCTACCGGACTCACTGGGTCGTTCGGCGGCGTGACAGACGTGGTCCTGTTGTTCGCGATCTAACCAATGGGGAGGCTCGGCGTGTGTTCAAGAACTTGCCGGGCCTTCTCAGCCTTTCTATCGAGCGAAACAGTAGCGTTCTCATAGAGAACTCTGATTACAGAGATTGCGCGGTGTCCCGCCGTTTGGGCGCGGTAAACGCCTTTGTCTCTTATAATGTTTGGCGAAAATCCAATACAATGTTGGATAAAATTACTGAACTGGGAAACCAAGTCATAGCTTCCGGTAAGGGAGATTCGTGGGTATATGCCCACGGCATCAATGCAGCCGTCTCCATCAATAACGCCACGCCAGAAATCTCGGTTAATTTCAAGGCCAATTACTTTGGCAGTTTTGCTTTTGTTTGGAACAACGCCATATTTTGCAAGGTCAGAAACCATTTTTATGGAATAAACTCCCACTCCGATCTGTGGCCTAGAGATGTATTTCCCAACAAGAACTCTCGGGGCTGCGTAAATCATTTTCAGTCCAGAGGACAAAAATTTCTTGAATTTCTGCATATGCTCAGAGTCTTTATCGGACAGCATTATAGAAACTCTTTTGCCCCAAATGGCTCCGTCGGCCATCATAAATCCAATCCAATAGGCACTTTCTGGAGTGATGAATGCAAATGCGTCATCATTAAGTGGAAGTCGTTTTTGTCCGCGTGTTTTTACACCGCGCCGTTTTGCCATGTTGCAGATTGCGGGGTGCCCTACGCCGAATTGGTCAATCAAAATCTTTGTATTTTCTCCAGCAACATACCGGCGCAACAATTCGTCTCTTTGCTGCGGGGTAAGTTTAAGACCGTTTCTCGGCCCAATCTTTCGGTCGGAGTCTAGTGTCATGGCCACGTTGGGATGGTATTTAACTGATACGGCGTCACTCTTGAGGGACGCCCAGTTTCAATTTACCACAAAAACACAGCTTACTAGATGGATAAATTCCGGTCGCAATCAGGTTGCTAAACTAACCGGCTGCCTCCGTGTTCTCGTTCCTGGTCAGGCGCCATTCGGCGGCGTGGGGCAAGCTGGCTCGATCATTCCTGGCGGCGCGGCGGCAGGAACTGAATTAGGCCCAGCCTCGACCGATACGACCGTCCTTCCCTCCGCGATACCGACAAATAGTTTTCTGACAATCCCAGGCGTGGAAAAATATTCCTATGCCATGGCGAACCAGTACGTCAGGCGGTTCAACGCCGGTCTAAAGGGGATAATGGATGTAATTGATTTGTCGGTGGCGTGGGGCGGAATACGCCCGACGCTGGCATGGTGGCCCTGGGAGGATTTGCAGGCTTACGGGAGAAGCTACAATACCGGCGTTACCTCATATCCATTCTTTTGGAGCGTAATGAATGACGGAGTGAACGGCCAAGTATGGCTGTTCCCGACGCCAAGTGCAGTTGGAGAAATGGAATGGGATTGCACTTGCCTGCCGCTTGATTTGAATAGCGATGGCGATTACGACGCCATACCGGAAAATTTCGCTGGGGCAGTAAAATTCTATGCGGCTGGACTTTCCTATCTAGGCTCTCAGCGCACCGGACAGGCTGCCCTCATGGGTCAACTATTCCTAGACCATCTTGGAATTGACAGGGCCGCGAGTGATAGAGGAAAAACGCCTGACTTCTATTTCGGGTCCGGTATTCCATAATGTCCCTATCCCCACAGTTCTCCGAACTTTCCATGAAGGAACAGGCGCGCCTAGGACTCCCCGATGGGTTCAAAATGGCGACCTCGTTTCCGTTTTCAGGGATGAACCAAGAAGCATCCCGCATTGGAATAGAGGACGCCGAGTTTTTCTACCGAGAAAACTTTATCAAGATTGGCCCAGGAAGATTAAGAACAATCTGGGATGTAGGAGTGCCGATCTATACAGCGCCTAGTGGTAAAACCATCGTCTGGTTTATCTTTTTCAATATCGCTGCGGTGAATTATGCGGCGGTGTTTCTAAGCGACGGAACCGCCGATCAAGTCAATGTAGCAACCCTCGCTATAACACATATCAGCACCGTTGCGGGGACGTTCTACGCCGGGACACAATTACCAGCGGCTTGCCAATCTGGCTCTCAGTATCTTCTAATCGTCAACAATATAACGTCCAATTCGTATTGGATTTGGGACGGGACTGTTCTTTACACAGCCGGGTCACTTGGCCCAGGCGTCACCATCACCAGCGGTGGGGCTGGATACAGTTCTGCGCCAACCGTGACCGCATACGGCGGAACGGGGAGCGGAGCCACATTCTCACCGTCAATCGCCAACGGCTCTGTGGTTTCTGTGGTTCTCACGAACCCAGGAACGGGCTACAGCCCTGGCGATGTCGTTCAGCTTGCATTTACCGGAGGCGGATCAAATACCAGCGCGAAATTAACTGCCGTCCTACAGGGCGCGGTAATATCGGCCATAGATATTCTGGCTCCCGGCTCTGGTTATACAAACGGGACTTATGCGCTCGGGATTACTGGCGGTGGCGGAACCGGAGCGACCGGAACCTTTACCGTCGCCGGAAATATCGTCACCAGCATTGCGCTCACAGCCGGAGGCTCGGGCTATACATCAACGCCGACGATTTCTTTCCCCGGCGCTGGAGGATCGGGCGCCCAAGGTAAGGCCATACTTGTTCCTGGCGGAATCGCATCCGTAACGGTGACGAATGGTGGAACGGGATACAATTCAACCCCAACTCTCACGGTTGTAGGCGGCGGCGGAACCGGCGCAACATTGACCGCCACCATATCTGGTGGGGCCATTACAGGTGTCGCCGTTAATGTTGCTGGAACTGGATATACGTCGGTTCCGGCGATTGAAGTTCAATCTGGCGTCAACAACGCTGCCTCAGCAACGGTTTCTCTCATGCCGTTTGGCATTAGCGGGTCGTCAATTGAGACGTTCCAATCGAGAGTATGGATACCGTTTCCGAACCAAGCCGGAAAGCAAAATAATGGCGGCACGTTCCTTGTTTCCGCCCCATCGTCAATCACCGATTTCTCTACATCGGACGGCGGTTTGATTTTCGTCAGCAATGACAGATTTTTGCGAGCTAATTATGTGAACATTCGTCAATCGAATGGATATCTATACCCATTCGGCGATAGCTCGGTCGAAGTCATATCGAATGTTCAAACGAGCGGGAATCCGTCAACCACGACTTTCAATTATCAAAACGTCGATCCGCAAATCGGCATGGCATGGCGAGACACTTGCCAGGATTTCAGCCGAACGATTCTTTTTTCAAATTCTCTCGGCGTATTCGGTCTATATGGCGGTGCCGTAACGAAGGTAAGCAAAAAAATAGATCAGATATTCGATAATGCGATTTTTCCGCCAACGGCTGGCGCGGTCACGCCATGCGCTGCCGTGGCAAGCATCCATACGATCAGAACCTATCTCATCCTAATGACCATTATGGACCCGTTCACCGCAGCGCCTAGAAATGTGCTTTTAGCGTGGGATGAAACAGAGTGGTTTGTCGTCAGTCAAACCCCGGCACTAATCTATATCGGGACACAGGAAATCGACAGTGACCTAACGGCGTGGGGAACGGACGGAACGACTCTTATGCCGCTGATGGAAACTCCATCGACGCTAATAACAAAAAAACTATCGTCCAAACTATGGGGCGCTGCTAATGCGTTTCTTACAAAACTCGCACTTGGTTTCTACGTTCAAGGAACAGATCGCTCAGCAGCCAAGGTTGGAATCTCCTTGAACGTGAATGTCGATAGCGAACTAACTTCAACTACCATCCCCAATAGCCCCCTTTCGATCACGGCGGTATCCCCCAATATGCAGTTCATCCCCACGGGAAGTGGCGATATTTACGGCCAGCAGCTTGGCTATACTCTCACTAGCACTTCCCCTGATTTTGAATTAGACTATTTGGGCCTGGGGTACTCGGATTGGTGGGGAGGGTGGGGATCACCTCCAGCATAGGAAAGCCCATGGCAAAGTCAAAAAATCTGAATTTCGTCGGTGCCATTCGTGACGGCGAAAACCCGAAAGGGCAAACGTCAGTCACCGTGAATGGATTGGAGCGCCAGAAAGACGGCGGCTACAAATCCGATTTTACGGACATTGAGCGCCCGCGAGACACGCCAAGCGTCCAGATCGGCAATGAGCGGAAGCGCATTGGGGGCTAGGTTGTTGTCAGCGATTCTCAATATTCCGAAAACTCCACTCGAATGGACGCGGTGGAGCTTTCACCATCGGTTGCAGCACGATCAAATTCAGCAAGCCATCATGGAGCAAAAAGGGGTCAGCACCACGACCTTTGTGCTTGATCCCATAAATTTCGGAAGGCCGAGAGATTTTCTTGAAAGAAATCAGGAAACTCACACACAAATGAACGCTCCACTAGGGCTGCAAGGGAGCGATCTTGAGGACGTTGATTTGAAAGACCCGAGGCAACTCCAAGCGTGGATTTTTGCTGAGTACCAAGAATTGTTTTCGGCAAGCGCCGCGTTGAAAATATGAATACAGCGCAAAAACATATCGAGAAAAACCATTTTGCGAAAGTGGGCGCTATTGACGTTTCGAGCGCGGCCTTCGCGCTTAAGCGTCATGTGGTACATTTTTCTGATGAAACAAGCCGTCAGACGTATGGCGGTACGGCTCACCCGGATTCAGAGACAATCTATCTTCGCATGACGCCGGTTCATACGATGGATGGCGTATTCAATTCGCTGGAAGTAGAGAACTGCCCTCTTTCTTCCGTATCTGAATTTTCAGATTTGC